GGAACGTCTTCCTCCAGATTCTGTTTTGGTTGAGTCGGACGTTCCCGCTTCTCTCGGCATATCAGTAAATATTTCTGATGCACGTCCAATTCCATGTTCATTGTCTCCGAATAAAGTCGGGTATGTGTTCAACGGCAACTGGAGGATTATCAAATCGAAAGGTTTTTCTATGAAGATTGTCGAAGGAAATGTTCATTCCCTTGACTTTAATACGAATAATGAACTCACAGTTTCAGATCGTAATTATAGAGCTTTCTTTGATTTCACACCACGTAATGCGTTTCAGGTTTATGCCCCCTGTGGACGCAATGTGTGTGGTGCATTATCACGGTATTTCAAGAGTACTTTTGAGTATAGTGATTATCAGAGGCGTCAAAATCAGTTCCAGTTGCTCCGCGGCTTTGAATATGACGTTATCAGGAATGTAGCTCGGATATGTGAAGCTGAGTGTTATAAAACCTCTCCCGTTAGTTTTGCTATTAAATCTCGTAATGGGAACGTTTACAAAGTAAACAATGATTACGTTTTCAAACATACCTTTATGGACGCACTAAATAAAATATTAGAGGGTTGGCCCGTTTTCTTTTTGTGGTTGTATTGGGCTTTTTATGTATCAGATGTGTATGGTTATATGTGGAATTCCATTATCTTAATATGTTTTTCTCCTTGTTATTATTTGTTTGAATACACGCCGGTGTTGCGTGAGTTCGTCAGATTGCCTCATCCCAAGAGGATACTTTATCAGAACTATGTTGAAAGAGACAAGTCGTACTGGCGCATTTTGAATAACGAGGGTAGCATAGAGAGTAAATTTAAATGGGAATTTGGAAAGGTTGGGAAAGAAGGACGATTATATGCCACTGGACAGTGGCTCGCTCTTGCAGATTATTTCACTTCGCTAATGTTAAAGTTTTTATTCAAGAAGGAAGTCCACTTGGGTACAATAAAGCACGTTGGTAAGTGGGTAGATATTAAATTTCAGTACTGTGACACTCAGGATCGCATTTCCTCGGATAAGATGTTCAGCGAAATTATGAATTTACCTATTGACACTATCAAATTATACTTTTTTAGCGATGATGGTTTCCTTGTAAGTTCCGTAGATGGAATTTTCAAGATTTATGAAACCGATTTCTCGTCATGTGACGCGTCAAATGGATTCGCCGTATTTGCTGGTTTTTATTATCTAGCCCGAGAAACACTCGGGTGTGGTTATACTTCAGTCGGTGCGGAGAGGATTATACAACAGTGTGCTATGCCCACTAAGATTGTTAACCCTTGTAGTCGGAAGTCCGACGTAGAATACGTTGACATTTTGCCCGATACTTATTTCCAGTATTCGGGTAACAGCGGTACCACTTGTTACAATAACATAGCCGAAGTCGGCTTTATAAGTGGTATTTACGACGAGATTTGTGAAAATCCTGACGAACCTATTAGTAGCAATTTGGTGAGCCGGGCAGCGGAGCGGTATGGTTGGAAAGTCACAATCGTAGAACGGAAGTCCTTCAATTCGTCTACTTTCTTGAAACGAGCCTTTACCGGGAGTTGTTCCTGGTTGGTTTACGGAGCTATTCTCCGTAGTTTTGGGAAAGTTGATGGAATTCCTCGCGGGGATCAGTTTGGATTAGGTAATAAGGAGTTCGTAAAGAAAAACAATGAGGAACTCACTGAAATATTAATTAAGCAAAGTGCATTGATGCATGTGAACGAACCTAGTTCACCAGTTGTTTGTGCCATTAGGTATAGGGCAGGACTAATTTCTGAAATGCCCACTGTCTTTGAGGTCAAATTTTCAGACCTCAACGAAAGGTATAACACTGAAGATTATGAGTGGTCTTCTCTTATAGAGGCTATTCTCAATTTAAAACTAGGCGATGTCGTTACGTTGCCCGTACTCGAAAAGATTTTCACTGTCGATTACGGAGTTAACGCTGTTTTCGACATTTATTCATATCCCGACCCACATTTGCAAGTTAATAACCT